CTCCTTTCTGTTGATAGTCGGGTGAAATTGTAGCCATTCTACCACCTAGGAGTATTATTGAAATACACTTGAGGTTCTAAATCTAGAAACTGTATCAACCTCATCCAGTTATTACCAATGTATGCAATAACCTTCTTCAACATTTTTTTGATGTATGTTACAAACTTATTATATACTCTTTTGATCTTATCAAGAACTGCCTCTGTAAGTAGATCACCTTCGATGGTGTCAAGTTCTTCTTGCATATTCTTTAGGCCAAGACCGACTGCACTGTAGATAGAATAGAATCCAGTTTTCTTTGTGATTCTCGTATTGGGATCTACTTTCTTTTGTGACCCAGATTTAAATCTTGCTTCAGGAACAACTCGACTAGAAATCTTTTTAACATAACCCTTGTCCTTAAAAGCATCATGAACATTTGCCTGATCGCCGGTCCAATCCGTAACTAGAAAATACTGTGCGGCACCTACATTAGTTTGACCAAACTTCTGTACACCGGTCATTGCTTCAAATGTAAAGTGGTAGGCAAACTCTTTATTCTTTGAGAAAATTGATCTAAGGTCTTTCTTAAATTCTTCGTGAATCTTGTTTGTTTTATTAATCAATTCTGATTTTTGGTTCTTGACTAACTCTCTAGCGTTACCCTTAACATTAGGCACGGTCGTTGACATCATAGAATTAAATTGACTTTCTAATTTCTTGATGGCGCCGTCAATAGGTATATTACCAGACCTACAAGCAGCATAGAATGTAGCAGTTGCTTCTGACTTACCACCACTCATCAACTGAGCACCACTACCAGTCTTTAGAGATATTCTTCTAGTACCAATAAGAAAATCAGTCTTAGGTGTTTTGGTTGCACCTGGTGCTTTACCGCCAGGAAAATATGATGCCCAATCGGGTGTAACATCGTAGGCATTTTTGGGCATTGCACCCTTGCCTGTAAGATTTAAATTTTTAACAATTTTTTCTCCGGCATCAGGAGAAATCTTTTTATCTTTAGCCGTATATGAAGGTCCACCGGCCGCTGAAACAATAACTCGTTCCATTTCAAAGGCAGCAGAAGTTGCAGCCTCTGTCAAGTGCTGTTTAAAAGTTTTCATAAGGCTATTTATTAAACTTTGAAGTCAGCAAATCGATCTATTAGCTCTTCTCCTTGTCCATTATCAACCATATCTTCTTGTGCAGTTTGATTGACATCATAAAGTTTCATCTTTGCCCTATCTACTCCAATAATAAACTTTTTGTTTGCAGTTGGATCAGCATATCTGTTTTTCAATTGTTTAATCAAAATCTGATTGAGTTCTTCAAGTTCTTCAGTCTGTATCAATGCAAACATAAAGTCAGCAGTAGCAGGTAAACCAAAAGATTCCGATGTATCTTCTAGACCAATGTCTGTCGATACAAACCCTGTTCTGGTTGTTTGTGTTGCAGAAACAATCGGCAAATCAAACTCTACAGCAAGACCTCTAAGTTCTTCAGCAATACCCTTAATATAAGTATAAGAGTTTACATTAGCACCAGCTTTAAATCTACTCGAAGCACATATGTTGATATAATCTACAAATACAATATCTGGTTTAAAATCTTTCTTCAACATCAGTTCATTAAGAAGTGATCTAAAATGACCACAATGTGCTGATGCTGTTGGATATTCTTTAACTATAAGTTTGCCTTGTGTTTTCTTTTGAAGTTTAGCAAACTTACTCTCATACATATGTTTGGGCAAATCGTGTAGATCGTCCATTGTCACATTCATCAAGTTTGCATCTACACGTTCAGCAATTCTTTCTTCAGCCATTTCTAATGTGATGTATAATGCGTTTTTACCTTGCATCATAACAGATGCGGCCATGTGACACATAAACAACGATTTACCAACACCTGTGCCGGCGATGGCAATATTCAATGTCTTGTTTGGTAAACCACCTTTGGTAATTCTATTGAAGAAATCTAGATCAAAGGATATTTTAGATTCGGAACGATTGTAATATTCAAATCGATCTTCGAATTGTTCCATGTAGTCATGGCCAACGTGTTTATCAAACGATACAGAAAGTGCATCTGACAATAAACTTGGCAGAACATCGGGTGTTTGATCTCTGTCTTTACCTTCAATGATGTGAATGCTGTTGAGTACAGCATTGTAGATAGCTTTATCTTTACACCACTGTTCAGTTTCATTAGTTAACCATTCAAAACCAACATCTTCGATTGGTAACCCTTCTAACCACTCTAATGAAACACGATATTGTTCATCGTTTAGTGATGTTTTTTTTACTTCTATAGCAAGTGCAGCAGGTGTTACTGTACTCTTGTATTCTTCGGCATAACGCCAAATAGATTTGAATATTACCTTTTCAATAGCATCCTGAAAATACTCTTCTTTTATAAACGGAATAACTTTTCTTGCAAATTCTTCATTATGAATCAGATTGCTCAGTATAGTCCTTTCTATCCTCGGTGTCATCGCTTGTGCCAATTTGGATTTGGTCATGTTCTAATCCTTCATCTAAAACAGTCATCAAAATATCTCCGACTGTCTTATTAAATCTATCTAACGAATCTTCATTCACTAGTCCATTTTTATTATACAATATTTCATACTCAAAAGTCAATGGTATTACCTCAACTTCTTCTAAGTCTAATCTATTGCCTTCTGGGTCGTGTATTGGCAGTTTTACATTTCTGTAGTTCCAAACAACACCTTCAAACTCGCCTGCTTGTAGACGAAAGGCTTGTTCGTCTGTTTCTTTATGAAAGACGTAATGATAATCATGCATAGTGACAATACGAATGTATAATGTATTTTCTATTCGATACAGGTTTTACACCTGCATGATAGTATTGCCAAGTTGGCGGAAACATTAACAATCGTCCTCTTTTTGGTTTTACTTCGTATGGAATATATGTGCCAGGTGTATTAATATTCATAAACTTTGTTTCGCCACCTTCTTCGACATCGTTGAGATAGATAAAGAAAGCAAGAAACCTTCGTGCAGACTCATGGTTCATCACATCAACGTGAGGATCAAATCTGTCATAGTCGTTTGCAAGATATCGTTTCATTCTCACCGCTTCATAGCCATACTTCTCTGGCCACATCTTGTCATAGATGTTACAGTCTAGTTTGTAATGAACGATGTAATCTTGAAACAAGTCAAGCAAACCTTTCTGAACATCATTCCAACCTTGTGTAAATAAATTTAGTTGTTCAAATGAAATGGCATTACCACTTTCTTCTTGGTGTATAGTTTCATACATCTCATGTTCATCTTCAAATCTTTTAATAAGTTCTTTACAAGATGTTTTATCTATTACATCATCATATACTTTGATGTAATTATCCATATGTAAACTTCTCTTTGGCAAACGTATCAAGTTTCTCCATTACTTCTGGCGTAAAGTATTTCTCTGGATCGTTGTTGATAGTTTTACCAAACGTCTTTGTGCCGTCAGGTAACTCTATTCTTGTTGATACTGCATTGAACACACCGGCTTCTACAGCAAGTTCTAGAAGCCCATAATACCTATCTAAACCCTTCGTGTAAGACAGCCTAACGTCTACCATTTGATTTTCTTTTGTAAGTCTAGACTTATACGTCTTACAATGAACTATGTTGCCTACGACTTCTGTGCCCTCTTTCTCTTTCTTCTTTGAAAGATACACGATGGTTGATGCAGCATACTTGAGGCCTGAACCACCACCCATTTCTTTCTGTGGGAACATACTACCCACAACATCATAGGTGTGGTTAGTCATAATCATAGGTACACCCATCTTACCTAGTTTCAAAGTCAACACTCGAAAGGTTGCCTTTACAATCTGGGCACGAGTCATATCTTTTGTTTCTTTACCTGCCTCGGTATCTTCAATCTCTTTTGTTGTAGATAACATACCAAGACTATCAAGACATAACAGTAAAGGTTTACCTTCGCCTGTTTGTTCGTATGCCTCTAACACTTGTAGTGCCTGATAACGAAACTCTTGTACCGTTGTGACTGGCAAAATAGCCATTCGTGCGGAGTCAATATCTCTTGACTCAATCATGTCCTTTGTAATTGCGGACTCTGATTCAAAGTAGACAACATTCGCATCGGGATCATTGTCTAGAAAAGTTTTACATACACCTAATGCGAAGAAGGTTTTCCCTGTCGCACTCTCTCCGGCAATTGCCGTAATTTTATTATTAGGCAGACCACCGTGTATAGAACCAGATACCAAAGCATTGAAAATGTGACTACCAGTGTCCACATAACCCCCAACATCAGCAGCATCAACACCATCAGCAACGATTGAACCATACTTATTACCTGTCTCCCTTATTACGTTCTTCAAAAAACTCATCAATTTTCTCCAATATATTTATCCATCATACCTTTAAACAAATCATAATACTCATCCTGTGTAGGGAGTATTGATGTGTAATTTTTTCGTATGTCGTTTAGTTGTGTGCCGTCTAGTGACAATATTTTTTCTCGCAAATCTTCATAACTAGAAACTCTTTGCCAGTCATCAATATTGTATGTATTGTTTAAGTCATAGTCACCCCACACAAAAGGAACTAGACCTACAGAAATTGATTCTGGGTATCTTGATGTTGTTGCTGTAGGATCAAGCCAATTGAAACACAAGGTACACTTGGCACGTTCTATCATTGGATACAATACTTTCCACTCTTTGATCCATTTAGCATCTCGTTTGACACCAGAAGGAAACCCACCAACCAATACTGTTGATATATCTGGATCTCTATACAATTGTCTAATAGTTTTTTCTCTTTGATTTCTCTCAGAAGGTTTCATTCTACCCCAATAAGCAAAGTCTCTATCTTTGGGTGCACCCATCATCTGAGCCAGTGGATTCTTCAATGTCTGTATGAAATGATACTTCATGCCGTGTATGTTGGCAGGAAAATCAATCTCATCTATTGTATGAAAGTCACCAAGAGTCACATCTTTGAATGTGCCTTCACGATATAGTTGTTCGGTGTCACCACGATCTGATCGCCACATAATAACTTTCTTACCTTCCATATGTGGTGTAAATTCTTTTACAAAGTTATTTGATGTTTCTAAATCTCTTGGGTCAATCTGTATCTCACCGTGATATCTAAACTCACTATCAGATGGTATCACAACAACATCAGCATCTTTGAATACTTCTGGATTACGTTTAGGTCTTTGTCGTTTATCAAACGATAGATTATAAGAATCATATTCGTGTTGGGGATTCTCTTTCATCCAACGAACATACAATTCAAAGAAGGAATCCAATACAGTTTCCAACGGGCCCGTATAGGTCACGTTGCTACGAATTCTTGCACAAACTATTTTCATACTATACAGCCTATCACAATTATCTAATAATGTCAATACTATCTATGTTATCTTTTCGCCAAACTTCCAATTCGGTTCTGAGTCTACCTTCCGACTTTATATTCTCGTAACGTTTACTTGCTTTCTTTTTCCACCAATTCACAATGTTACTCAACTCATACTTATCCCATTGGTCACTCTTTACCAACTTGTCTGTTTCTCGCAATATGTATTCTCGACTATTGGCATAGCCATAAGTGGACATATAGAATCGTTTTTGTGTTGTAACATTTTCAGTATCTTTTCTGAACTGTACAAACTTCTCATGGGCTGCAGCATTATGTTGTTTCAAACTGTTACTGATAATTTGAATCATCTTGGTCTGTGTTTTGAGTTTGCGACTGCTGGCACCTTTATGCACCAAAACACCATCATTCTTTTCTTCAAACCATTTTCTCATCTCATGGTACATATTATCAGCAAAGGTTAGAAAGAACTTTGATTCTGTATCGCCTTTGTAACGTAAGTATGGACGCATACCATCATACATAGACCCACCTTTGATGTTACCATACAGTGAGGTAGTTTCAAACATACAGAAAGGCCCACCATACTTTTGATTTAGAAATCTGCGAACATCATGTGAACAACATATTGCTGCCATCAGTTTGCCACCTAGATAGTTAAACCCAAATGGTTGTGCCGGCACAATCACAAACCCCATAATGGTGCCTCTGTTGAAGTGTTGCATCTCTTCCTTATTCTCTGTCTGTAGAGGACGACCTAACCATTCGTTTCTAGGTTTGGCGTTGATAAGAGGTGATGCCAGTTTGATGAACCCAACAATCTTACCTGAGTTCTTTTCCTGCACACATAGTTTACTATTCTTACCTGGCGGATCATCAGGTGAGAAACTAGCAGTCATCTCTAACAGGTTATCAAATGTCTCACCTGTTCGTTTGACTACCTCAAA